ACTATATCATCACCACCGTGTTTGGATTTGAACAACTTCAAAAAGTGGTTGCCCACTGACGTCGCTCGTGCCGTTTGCATAGCAGTTGCAATGTCCTCAATACCGTGATCAATGAGCCATGATTGCATCATACCATGAAGAGTGGCGTAGCTTCCCTTGGCGACTGTCAAAAATATTCCGGAACAGAGCATACCATTCGGGAAGTAAAAGACAAAATCTTCTGCGACACATATTGGGGAATCTTGTGCCTCACACAATAAGGAGCACTTGATGCGATAAAGCGGATCCCTTACCCCATCTGGGTATTTGGAACGATCCACTTCGAAATATGAAGAGCACAATTCCTGCAATCGAAACACAAAAAGTGTAAACGAGCTCAAAACATCCAAAGGAATGGTCTTATCCAATCGTCTGACATCCGCCGCGAAAAACCTGGCACACTCATCCTGCAGTGTCTTAGCAATGTGTGTCCACTCCTTTCCGTACGGATTCAAGCCAGCAGCAAAACGTGTGTCCGCGTGACCCGAATTCAGTAAAGCTATTGTTGTAGCAAATAGAGCACGTTCCACCATCGCGGGAACAAGTTGCCCTACTGTGAACATGCGCACCTTTGCAGGGTCATCTTTGGAAACAACCTCATCCTTCAAGCTCATCTGAAATATCATTTCAATCATTTCACCACTCTCCAATGTTTCCATGGCTTCATCAAATGCTTCTTCAAGCTCGGGCGTAGGATACCATTTACCATCGGCTCCTTGGAAGATCAGTTCTGTATTCTTCTTCGATGTCCCATAAGGATAGCCAGCAGACGTGGTCATCGTCATACCATGTACTACGATATCACCCCAAGTACCACCATTCAGCACTTCGTGTATCGTGAGCACTAATGGTACCTTGGTGCGAGGCTTTGGAATCTGAAATGCCGTATCAGATGCTATAGCCTCAGCTATAAACTGACAGGTGGAACGCGGAAGCGCCATATTTTCCTTGTCAGCCTTCTTTGCTTCGGCCAGAATCTTTCTCATTGGACTGCTCAAATCAGCGTGAACATGCTTGTTCTCGAATATGATTCCTTCATGTGCCGTTGTACAATGTTTATGGTTCTGAGGAGTATAGACACCCACCGGGCCATCCATTTCGAGCAATTTGAGCCTTTTTCCTCGTAGTGGACCCTTTGCCAAGTCATGAATGGTACCAATGACTTGAATGTGTTCAAACTTCACATCTGCATAACGTTTTTCAAAGCTCTCTCCAGCAATGTCAATCCGTTTAAGAACACATTCCACCTCCTCTGCATCAGAAGACTGTCCTTTCATCACAATTTCAGACGAGCTAATGTGCCGCGATAAGTGACCTACGACGGCTGTTAGCATATCCGTGTCCCACATACGGGACATGCCACGATGTTTATTCCCATGTCCAGCCACATGATAACCAACTATCCTAGAGTGCATGCCGACCTGATTCCCGGTGTATACAAGGGGTGTACCACAATCCCCGCTTTGGAAGTTGCCCTGATATTTGATTGAATGATTGATTTCAAAATAAACTTCATCGTCCTCGGAGCCCAACACATACACATCGGGCTGAATATTTCCTACCACTCCGTTCCCCTTGAACCGTGGCTCAACCTCTACATCCTGGGTGTGCACGTTGAAACTCTTCTTGTCCAGTGAACGACGCATAGTCGCAATGGTATATTCAAGGCCTGCTGGCAATGGTTCCTTATCGCCAAGGCGCAAGTGGTTCGATGCAATGACATTCTTGTAATCATGACCTTCTTTTAAAGTGTCAAGCACGATGATATCCTTCTCTATATCGCAATGTACAATGTTGCCTCCTTTGGAAAATGATACAAGCTTGCAGTCAAATATATAATCCTTATGCTTATCGTTGCTAGCAAAATGGATCACTCCTATACTGACAACACTCTTTGAATCCCAAATCTCAGCGAACGTATGCCATACAGTATGCAATACACTACCACCAAGGGCAAAAGCGTGTACAATCCTCGTAACAGGTTTCTCCTCAGGGCCTCTCAAATACGTGACTTCCAGCAACACCGTGTTGGTGTTCACGCGTGACATAACATCAGCACCAGGACCGACCTGGTCCTCCATCATGGCTGAATTTGCCTTGAATCTTTCTGATGCCTTGGTCCGTTTCGGTTTTCGAGTAATCTTCATACGCCTCGCGTGTGCCCCCACAGAATGCGCTTCAGACACGTCATCCTCTTGAAGAAAATGTCTCAGGGCCGTATAAGCCCCATAACTGGCTGCGCCAGCAATGGCCAACCCTGCAGAGACTTTAAGAACTTGTATCCACTTGTTCCTTGCCATTGCCTGTTCCAATCGTAAACCACTCAACACAGCCGCGATATGCTGCTCGGGCCTCCTACGGAGAACATATTCCCGCAAACCCTGAATCATTTCAATGTCAACAAGACGGATCTCATGATCCGCACTCCACAAGAAATCGGGATCTAAAACTCTTGCAATATCTTCGCGAGACGGCAAATTTCGATCCAGATGATAAAGTGTCTGAACAGCCCTGTTCTCTACTTCCATAGTGAACATGCGAATAAACGCAAGGTCAGCAACTTGATGTCTCGTAGTGCGTGGTGTGCCTACTTCATCCAAATCAAAGAAAACTCGTACGTGATTCAGGACCAACATCGCATCCTCCCACTGAGCTGAAAGAACGACATTCGCATCCTTAAACAAATTGACAACATCACTATCTCGTCCCCAAATGGTTCGTGCGGATTCCTTAGCCAAGCGATCCTGTTCAGTCTCAGAAATGAGAGGAACAGATTCAACACTTGTTGCATCTGCCTCACCGGTATCGTCAACGACATCATTTCTAATATTCTCTGAATCTGAGGTTTGGGAACCTCCGGCCTGTGCAACAAGAAGTTCACCAGAACCCTGAATTGAGACAAATCGTGAATCTCATGTATGGGCTTCTGATAATAACCTTTGCTGTTCGGGTCTAACCCCTGAAGCGCACAGGCCTCGATATGACGCCTTCGCAAGGCTTCACACCTCTCATTCCTATCATTTGATTGTGTCATCTCAAGAGCGTATTGTGTCAGAACATGCTGGCAAAACTCGTCCGCCATCTTATGTGCCATATCAACTCCATTCATCCAAATCAGCTCTGTTGAAGCCCATGATGTGTCCAAACCGTCTGCAATGGCCAATTCTACCCTCTCAAGATTCGGAACGGAAGTGCTGGGAACTGTCTCGCCTTTGTAATCAATCATCTTCTTCCATCCAGCTGATTCAGTCGGCATCTTATCTTGGCTGAACGTGCGAGCAGTGTAGGCTGCTACGGGCCTAACAAGTAATATTCGCACTCTTTTCTTGAACGCTCCCGCACAACGGAAATCTCCACCAACTTGATCCATGGAATTTGCAATCATGGTGACACCTAGAGGAGTGATCTCCATATCAGCCTTGTGATCTGCAATGGGACTCCTGGCGATAAACTGCGCTGTACTGAGTATATTGAGCATCTCAGCAGCATAGCTAGAATCAACCGCCTGCGTCAATCTTTCAGTGCAAGGGTTCACATCGTCCAAAATAACCCAATTAAGGTTACGCGCTTGTGATGGACTGATATTCCAATATGGGCTCATAAGCTGCCTCATGTGAACTACAGGATCCCAGCTGCCCATTGCCTCAGCTAACTCAGGCCGACCACTATCCGCAGCAAAAAGCTGAATGAAATCATGAGCGATCTCAGTCTTCAGAGTGCCAGGTGGGCCAACAAGGGCAAATGCGAATGGAGACAGCCGTCTGCCATGCGATAACCTCCACGCATTCAGGTCATGGATATACCGCTCAACAGTAGTCTGCATTTTGGAGATATGGCCCATCAATGATTTCTCCGTTTTACTTTTGGCCGCGTCCTTGTATAGTGTGATGATTCGAGCCTTCAAGGTAAGAGCCCGGTTGAAATTCCTGTTCGTAAAATCCGGTTGCTTCCTCTCCAAAAGTTGGCGTATAAGACCCATCTCCGTATGGCATTCGCCAAACTCTCTTGCAACAGCTGTGTTGACGGTCGCTGCCCTTGGGAAACCGGTCGTTTGGTAATACACAAAGTCCCAAAACGATGTAACCAAAGTCATCAAAATCTTCAATGGGTACTGTAATCTTCCCGAAAAGAAATTTGACACCGTAATTGTCCCAATAAACTTCTTAAACGAGCCAAAATAATCGGAATCCAGATACTGTGCCAACTCAATGGAACCAAACGTAATACCCAATGCGGTAAGAACATCAAGAATCTTCCCAGCAAAACCTTCAAGGAAACGCGAGGGATCATCCCCACCCTCAGCATGACATGTAAAACCCTTTTCTTCATTCATTTTTCTGCCTAAAAAATATTGCTTCAGCAAAGAACCAAATGAAAGAGCTAGGGCGACTGCCAACCGAGTATCGAGTGAAACACACGATAGAGCAGCTGAAGTAGCGAGCATCTGCAAACGCTCGTCGTAGAGTGATATGCACATGGAAAAACCGATAATAAGCCCGGCGTGGGCAAATAGTCGGTATTTTTCCATTGCATCAACTGTGATATGACCGTAGTCCGATAAACGATCATATATATCTTTGGCCATCTTCTCACAACCTTCGAAAGAAGTGCTGAAGAATTGTGCCACGGGCCCAAGAAGGAGACCACATGAATCCACTAACCCAGTAATGGTGTTATACATAGAACATGCAAGCCAATATATAACAGCTGTCGAACGCCGTTTTGACACCATCAAAAACTTGTATTTCCTGAGCTGGGTTGTGGACATCCCAGACGGAGCCTCAACTTGAGTCCATAAATTCCGTATATAAAGACTGAGAGCTCCGGTAGCAATAGTAGCTCCACAACCGATGATTGACGGGGAGAATAAACTCCCCATTCTTTCACCCAATGTGGTATCTACTCTCGCCACATCACTACTGAGCGGAAGGCGAATACCAGTGAAGGTACCGCCAGCCTGCGCAATGAAGCGATTCGGATACAGAAGGCCATGGACATCTGGAGATGCCATGTCACCGACGTATCGCATATCAATCAACGAGTAAAGGAACTGTTCTAGTTCATCTTCACTCAACGCCTCTATAAGAGGTTGAAACAAATCTTCTGTTGATTTTAGTGCCATAATAGCACCGTCCGATTCGTTGTTTTTGAGACCTTTTGCAGGGAGTGAGCGCGTTG